CATAGGGCAAAAAGTATTTGCCCTACTTCAAGAACACTTCCAGGATAGCTTTTCCTCCCCTACGCTGACCGTAGCTAATGGAATCGTAGGTGATTTTTGAAATGAACTGTTTCAGGAAGTCGTTTTTCTGCTTGACGGACAGACCATCATCTTTCATGCAGTCAATCATTGCATGCAGGTTTGAGATTTGTTCAGAGTAATCAACAGGTTCAGGAGTGCTTTTCCGGGCTTCCTGAATCTGTTTTTTTGTATTGTCGATCTTCTCATTGTAGTGCAGCTTCCGTTCCAGGAATTCGTCTCTGGTGTAGATGCCATCTTCGTAATCGGCAAACAGGTTCTTTCGCTTCCATTCCAGTTTTTCCAGTTCCGTTTCCATGGCGTTCAGACGGGCCTTGAAGGCTTCCATTTCGTCCTTGTTATCGTCAATTTCCATCTTCGTCCGGAAGTCCTCTATATATGCCTGAAGGGTGCTGATAAACACTTCGGAAACCTCATCAATCGGAAGGGACTTCTTCGTGCAAATGGTATCACGGGCATGGGAAAGCCTTGCCCTGCGCCCGTCATTGTAGGTCATTGCAATGATGTTCCGGCCACAAGTGCAGCATTCCATTAACCCGGCAAACGGGTTCTTCAGTTCCGTGCTGACCTTCGCAGACGGGTTCTTCATGGTCTCCGTGACACGCTGGGCCTCTGCAAATTCTTCTTCGCTGATAATGCCCTCATGCTTGCCCTCATAGATTTCCATTTTGCCGTCCTCTTTGATAACCTTCACCAGCTTCCCAAGTTCAGGATCATATTCTTTGACGGTCCTGCGCTTGCCCCAGGTGACTTTCCCGGCATAGATGGGATTTGCCAGCATATCCCGGATAGTGCCACGGTTCCATTCCGGACGGCCTTTTGTGGTGGGTATGCCCATCAGTGTCATTTGACGGGCCATCCAGCCGGTGGCACGTTTTTCCTTTATGTGCCAGTCAAATATCATCTTCACATATTTTGCTTCTTCAGGCCGGATTATCAAAGTCCGGTCTTTTTTTGTTGTCCGGAGAATATCATAACCGAACACCCGCTGCGGAAGAATATAATTCCCCTCCATGACGGACTGTTTCTTCCCGGCTTCCAGGCGGCGTTTGATGGTCTTGTATTCCCGGCGGCTCATAAACAGGCCGAATTCAAAATATTCCTGGTCAAATTCATTGTTCGGGTCATAGACCTTCGCCGGTGTGATGATGTGTGTATTGCTGGCCTGGAAAGCGTCAGCAACTTCGCCCTGGTCCTTCGTATTGCCACGGGCCAGCCGTTCCACCTCTACCACCAGCACACCGGCGAAGGTTTTGGCGTACACGTCTGCCAGAAGCCGCTGCATTTCCGGACGTTCATCTATGCTGTCACCGGATACCAGTTCATGGTATATGGTAATCTGATCCGGGTGAATCTCATGCTTTGCCGCAAGGGAGAACAGCATGGCTTTGTGACGGGCCAGGGTTTCTTCTTCTCCCATGGCTTCCAGTTCCAGGTCAGCACGGGACTTCCGTAAATACATGGCATACCGTGTCTTTTTGTACTTATTACAAGCCTTTTTTATTATTTCGTCAGTTGCTGTCATGTTCACCATTCCTTTTCATTGTTGCTTTTCTTTTTGCGATACTGTGGGCCGTGCCAAGGGCCGTCACTACGATTGCCAATATCAAGATGATCAATGTAGGGGAAACCTGATTATTCCGGATAAAGCCATGGTCAGCGTCCGACACATCCACAAACAGATACGCCACAAATACCAGGGCCAGGAAGATGCACAGACCCGCAAGGCCGTAAATAATCGGCTTCCGTTCTGCAATTCCGGCTTCCAGCCGCTTGTTATGCTCCCGGAGCAGGGCAGCTTCCGCTTCAGCTTTGGCAAGCTGGCCTTTCAATTCTGCAATTTCCACGGCCATTTCATCCTTGGGGGCCTGTGATGGGGCAATTCCCATAAGTTCGTCCAGGGACAGCCCCAGATAGATGCAGAGGGCAGAAACGAAGAACACAGTCGGATTAGAAATCCCTCCGGAAAGGAACTTTGCTACGGTAGACCGGGCCACGCCGGTATTCTCCACAATGTCCCGGTGTGTCTTATGCTGTTCAAGCGTCGCTTTCCGGATGCGCTTATAGAGATTGTCGCAATTTGGCTGGATTTGCTGGATAATCGTCTGCTTTTCCATAAAATTTCCCCCATTATTTCAATCCGACATAGGTTTATCCCCTCACGGGATAGATCATTCCCGTTCGGTTCTTTACTTTACCGCTTTACCAATATATGATAAGGCCATAGCAGGTTAGGGGCTGCAACTCAGGTATCTGCTACGCCCGGCCATTCGGTGGAACGATGGCCGGGCATTTCTTCAAATGTGGCTTGATTTACCAGTTGCCTGAAAATTCCTTATGGTGTTAAAATTCCGATGTACATAAAGACGCTACCCGCAATATTGCACAACTGAAAGGAGCCCCGCCATGGCAAATCAGAAGGAAGAATACATTAAAGAAATCATCGAACTGCTGGAAAAATGCAGTGATCTTGATTTGCTTGACCTCATTCTCCAAATCCTTATGAAAAGCATTTGAATCAGTCCAGCAAATGTAAGAAACTTTCCAGCTTATCCGGGGAAAAAGTGTATATCTTCTCCACAGCAAGCAGAAAGTTTTCGTCTGTGCGCAACCTCACAACGATGTCCGAAATGGCATCGTTGTTTTTTTGGCTTTGCGTTCTTTCCATTGGAACATCGTAGCCAAGAAGCCACGATTCTGAAACATCGAGACTTTTTGCAATTTTATATAGACGATCAGATTTTGGTTCAACTTTCCCCGCCAAATACATAGACATTGAGGACTTTGGTATACCAGTCTTTTCACAAATGTCAACAGCCTTTAGATTTCTTATATTCATAGCGTCTTGGATGCGCTTGCATATTGGCATTTGGGGATTAAATCCAATAATCAACTCTTGCCATTTGAGATTAAGCACTGTTGCCAACCCTTGCAGGGTGCTTCTTTTTATATTTACAACCCTACCATTTTCATACTTCGCAATCGCAGATTTTTGGACACCTACTATGTTTCCAAGTTCTTCTTGCGTGAGGCCCTTTGCAATTCTGGCATCCTTTATTATCTTTCCGATATTGTCCATTTGGTATCACATCCTTGCTGCGGCTAATTCTGCGGAAACGCATTGAGGAGATTCTTGACGGCCTCTAACTGCTCAGGCTTTAAGCGGCTGATTTTCAGCATAAGGTCCTTGAAATCCTGCTCTTGTCGTATTCGCACTACAAGGTCCGCAAGGGCATCATTTTCTTTTTGCGCCGCTGGACGCTCCATTGGGACATCATACCCGGCAAGCCACATTTCTGATACGTCCAAGACCTTCCCAATTTTATATAATGCCGTTTGTTTCGGCTCATATTCCCCGGAAATATACCTGCTAATAGCGCTTTTTTGCAGCCCCGTTTCATTTACAAGGTCTATTTGTTTCTTCCCTGCTCTGTCCATAGCTTCCCTGATTCTGATAGCAGGAGTTGAAACACGGTCCCAACTGTTCATCTTAATCACTTCCTTTCAACAGGATAAGGAAATTTTACCATAAGAATTGCGATTTTGCAACAGGAAAATGCGCTTCCAGAAAAAATATTGCGAAACCGCAAAAAAGGCTATTGACATTTGAAATTATTGCGCTATAATAACGGTGTGGTTGAGATACCGCAACTACGCAAGAGGAATATATCAAGAACTCTTATTTTTTTAATCGAGAAGTTGCGAAAAAGCAACACCAGCCGACAGGCAGGAGGAAAAGACAATGAAAAAGAAGCAGATGACTTATAGCGAACTGGTAAACCACGTGGAAGATAACAAACACCTCAAGACCAAATGGGATGTGGCTTGCTGGTTGATGGGGTATCAGAAAGTGATCACTGAGGCCGACTGGGAAAACATCATGCGGCTGTACGATGACAATTTCATTGATTGACCGCATAAAGGAGGGGACTGAATATGTCTTACGATGCAGCCACCGATTACATTCACAAAGCCGTTATGTACGGCGCTTCTCATATTGGCCTTGATGCCAGCGCCCAGGTTATGGAACCGCTTGCCTGGTATATCTACACAGGCCGTGCCAGCCATGAGTTCACCGCACGGCTGGCCGCAAAAAAGCCCTACCGGATTTTCCAGGTGCTTCACAAGGCTGGCGGCAGCTATGATGACGCAATTCAGGCTGTCAAGCGGTATCTGGGTATCGACTAACCACCCCGGGCGGGGCAACCCGCCCACACCCTGAAAGGAGAACAGCAATGGAAATCCACAAATTCCGCAAAACCGCTGATGGAGGGTATTTGTTCCCAGTATATGTCCGGGATGATGGCAAGTACAAGATTGCATCCGTTGACCGCACGATCTGCGGGACGCTGAAGCGTGTCTTTGAAGCCACCAACGAATCCGGCGAAGTCGTTGGGACGTTTCTGCGGTTGAGGGATGCGAAAATCACCTACGAGATTAAATGACACCGAAAGCCGAAGGGCGGCGGCAAAACCGCCCAGAAAGGAAAGCAGCACATGGAAATCGAAGTCGGAATGAAATTCATCGGAAACCGGAACGGGCGAGAAATCCAGGTCCTGAAGGTGGACAACGTAAGCGTCACCTACCAGGATTTGAAATACATGACCCTGTTCACCGTGGGCCGGAAGATGTTTGAACATTTGGACATTACGCAGAAGGGGGAATAACGATGCCAAACATAATAGAAACAACAATCGAAATCTACCGGCCGAAATCGTATGAGCAAGCTTTGCTTCCCTGCCCTTTCTGCGGCGGAGCCGATATTGTGTATGAACACTATCTGCATAAAGCCGGGGAACGGTACCGGGTGTGGTGTACACAATGCCTGGCCGGTATTGACCCCGGATATGCCCAGGAGCCTGGCACAGTCCAGAGAATGTGGAATCACAGAGTATAAGCCGAAACGGCCTGAACGGGCCGTCTGCCGGGGATGGTCTCCCGGCACTGATGATGGCAGACCAGGAAGGAGAAATGAAAAATGAGTTACGCAAAACTTAGAGGCAGAATCAGGGAAAAGTTTGCTACTCAGGCCGCATTTGCGGAAGCGATTGGTATTGACGCATCGACACTGAGCAAGAAACTTAACGGTGCCTCTGACTGGACAACGCCGGAAATCGAAAAAGCTTGTTCCGTCCTTGAAATCGCAATCGACCAAGTTCACCAGTATTTTTTTTGCATTAGAAGTTGCGAAAACGCAATCTGAAAGGAGGCCCCCATGGAAAAAAGCAAGTATGAAGAAAACGTCCGGAAGATTATTGACCTGGCTGATGGAATGACGGATGTGCAGTGGAGCAGGGTTCAGGCCCTCATTAACCGCTGCATTGCCGAAGAAAAGGCCAAGGTGACCTTTGAGAAGCCGGAACACCTTGACCTTTTGATGAAGCAGAACTTCATCATTTGACGATTTGGATAAACGCCGGGTTTATCCGATAGTCCTTTCCTTGGTACTGGACATGGATGTAATCATACTCGAAGCACTCTGCATATCTGGAAGTTCCCTGATATTTCAAGTGTTCCTCAAAGTATTTTACCGGATTCTGGCAATCTGCAACTGTTCCAGTTTCGGTAATATCCACCCATTCGCCAAGAAGGCAAGCATACACACGCATATTTTCACCCCCGTTTCCTTTGGATTGGGTGCTGGAACACCCGAAGGAATTATAGTGTGAAAATTTTGGAAAATCAACAAGGAGGAATCATAAATGGCACGAACAATCACCCCGGACGAACTGGTTGACGCTGAAATTTCCCGTCTGCGGAGTACGGAGGCCGTCAAGCTGGCGGAGAAAGAGCAGCGGCTCTTGTATCGCAAGCGGAAGTACCTTGCACAACTCCGCTGGCTGGAAAGGCGTGGCAAGGCCCTTCAGGCCGAGGGCTGGACGCTGGACACCCTGGACCTGCTTTTCAAAGACATTCCTGACGAAGGGGAGGGCTGACAATGGAGAAGTTCAGCAGAGAGGGCCGGAAGCTGCTGGGAACCTATGAATGCGAGTATGGAATCGGCAAGCTGTACACCGGCCCCATGAGCGACACGCCGGAAAAACTCCGGGCATTGCTGGAACCGGCCGTGCAGTCCTTTTCCCGGAGTATCCGGCGGACTAACCCGGAAATCATGGAAAGAATCGATAGGAGGAATCGAGAAAATGGTTGAACTTGCTTTGACCGCTGGCCTTGCGGCTTGCGGGTGCGCTCTGGTGGGTGCGCTGATTAAAATTTCCCACCTGAAGGATGCCAATGCCGCCCAGGCAAAGCGGATTCAGGCCCTGAAAGAAAAGTGCTGCTATCTGAAAGCACAAATCCCCACCGGGGCAAGCCCCACCACCCTTCGGCTGACCATCTTCCGGCAGAAGGAACAGATTGAGGACCTGAACCGCCAGATCAAGCAGCAGAAGCAGCTGCTGGACCAGAAATGGGTGGCCGCTCATACCGCCTATGAGGAGGGCGCAACCGATGGAAGATAACTACTCCGTGTGGCTGCGGCATGAGCAGGAAATGGAAGCGGCCCTGGAAAAGCGGCCCCAGTGCGAACACTGCGGGGAGTATATCCAGGATGACTACACCTGGGAGATTGACGGAAAGCTGCTCTGTCCGGAATGCGCCGCCAATCTGTACCGGAAGCAAACGGAGGATTTCATGCCAGCATAAAAGTGCCACCCAAAGCCCCGAATCTGCTAAATCTCAAATCTTTGGAGGTTTGGCACATGAAAGAGTACAAGAGTTTTTACAAGGAAGTCACCGGAAACGAAGGCGGGAAATGCCACTACAACAAGCGGCTCGACCCGTATGGCTGCGGATGCCAGCACGATTGTTCCTACTGCTATGCGAAATCCCTTTTAGATTTTCGTGGCCTGTGGGACGCACACGCCCCTTCTGTGGCGAATATCGACCGGATAGACCGGAAGATAAAGACGCTGAACTCCGGCGATGTGGTGCGAATCGGCGGAATGACAGACCCATTTCAGCCGTTGGAAAGGAACTACGCTGTAACCCGTGGAACCATCCGACTGCTGAACAAGCGAGGCGTTCACCAATTGATTGTCACCAAGTCTGACCTGGTATGTGAATACCTGAACATACTGGACCGGAATTTGGCCCATATCCAAATCAGCACTACATGGCTTCCCTGCGAAAAGGCCGTTCCCACGGAACACCGGATAACGGCCATTGAAACATTGCAGAAGGCCGGATATGACGTGACCCTGCGGCTTTCCCCGTTCGTCCCCGCCTACGTGGACTTTGACCGGCTGAACCGGGTGCAATGCGACAAAATCCTCGTGGAGTTCCTGCGGGTGAATCACTGGATCAAGAAGTGGCTACCCCTGGATTACTCCGAATACACGGTGAAACAGTCCGGCTATCAGCATTTACCGCTTGAAAAAAAGCTGGAATACCTGAAACGGGTTACGGGCTTCAAGCAGCTTTCCGTCTGCGAGGACGAAACGGAAGCATACCAGTATTTCCGGGAAAAAGTGAACTTTAACCCGGATGATTGTTGCAATTTGAGAATAAACAAGGAGGAAAAAAGCAATGCCTGAAAAAACACATTGGAAAAAGGTTGTCAGCGACCCCAACTATCTGGGGGAGGCCGACTTCAACGAAGGGGAGGAAAAAATAGCGACCATTGCCCGGGTTGCCCGTGATGAGGTCATTCAAACGGCAGAGGGCAAAAGCAAAAAGGCAGTTGTCCACTTTCAAGAACAGTTGAAGCCCATGATCCTGAATGTGGCCCGGTCGAAATCCATTGAAAAGGTGGCCGGTTCTCCATACTTTGAGGACTGGACCGGGGTGAAAATCCAGCTTTACATAGAACATGGTATCAAGGCTTTCGGCGATGTGGTTTCCGCTGTCCGTGTTCGCACCCAGCGGCCTGTGATAAAGGCCCCGGTGTTGTGCGCCGATTGTGGGAACGAGATTCAAGGGGCGATGGGCCGAGGTGCGGACTATATCGCCGCATATACGAAAAAGAAATTCAAGGTATGTCTGTGCTTCGATTGCGCCGAAAAGCGTGCCAACAAGCCACAGGAAACTGCACAGCCAGAATCAGAAGGAGTGACGGAGAATGCCCAGACTGAAATTGACGGCTGAGAACTATTACAGCCCGGAAGCCAATCTGGAATATATGAGTGCTTCCCAGTTTAAGAGTTTCCGGCGCTGTGAAAGTGCGGCATTGGCAGAACTCAGGGGCGAATGGGGGCGAAAAGAAACCTCAGCACTGCTGGTTGGCTCCTATGTCGATGCGTATTTCAGCGGCGAACTGGAACAATTCCGGGCTGAACACCCAGAAATATTCAAAAAGGACGGGACCTTGAAGGCCGAGTTCCTACAGGCGCAAAACATCTGTGAACGGCTGGAATCGGATGACCTGGCCAGGATGCTTCTGTCTGGGAATCACCAAATCATTAAAACCGGACGGATTGGCGGCGTTTGGTTCAAGGGCAAATTTGATTCCCTGCTGACTGCATCCCAGGTGGAAGCCATTTGCAGAAGATTTCCGATGGTACAAGCCCTGGTCCCATTTGGTGGCCCTATGATTGTGGATTTGAAGTGTATGCGGGACTTTGAAACCATCTGGGACGAAGAAACGCAGGAACGGGTCAGCTTTGTTCACTACTGGGGATATGACATTCAGGGGGCTATTTACCAGAAAATTGACAACCGAATGGCCCCGTTCGTGATTGTCGCTGCAACGAAGGAAACGGAGCCGGACATAGATGCCCTTCACATCCCGGACCAGGACCTAGCTTTTTCTCTGGCAGAAGTGGAGGCATTGGCCCCTAGATATGCAGCAATCAAACAGGGGGATATTTCCCCTGTCGGGTGTGGTAAGTGTGCATACTGCCGTAGGACCAAAAAGCTGGATAGCATAGCAGATTATAAAAAAATCAAGGTTATGGAGGAATAAAGATGCTGAATCATATTGACGTTATGGGTCGTTTGACCCGTGATCCAGAAATGCGCAGAACCGGGAGCGGCCTTGCCGTCACCAGTTTCACGCTGGCTGTTGACCGGGACTATTCCGGGAAGGACGGCGGAGAGCGGGAAACGGATTTCATTGATTGCGTGGCATGGCGGCAGACCGGTGAATTCGTCTCCAAGTATTTCGCAAAGGGCCAAATGGCTGCTGTGTCCGGTCGGCTGCAAATCCGCAACTGGGAGGACAAGGACGGTCAGAAGCGGCGCACAGCGGAAATTCTGGTAGACCATGTGTATTTCTGCGGTAAGAAGGAAAACGGCTCACAGGAAAGCCGTGGAGCCTGCAGCGGGTATTCTGCACCGGCAGATGCTGGGTTTGCGCCATTGGAAGATGACGATTCCCAACTGCCGTTTTAATATCAAAAAATCAATCTTTTCTGCCAAATATTGACAGTACACATTCAGAAAGGAAGGATAAACAATGGAAAAAATCTCTTTGCAGGAAATGGTAGGCGGTGCGCTTCAGGAACAGTTTGAAAAATCGTTCCTGCGGGTTGTGGAGAATCTTTCTGACCCGAACACCCCGTTCAAGGATTGTCGGAAAATCTGCATCGAACTGAAGTTCACCCAGAACGAAGCCAGGGATGATGTATCCTGTGCAATCAAGGTTTCCGAAAAGCTGGCGGCACAAGCCCCTATGCAGACCGCTTTCATGATCGGGAAGAACCTGAAAACCGGCCAGGTATTCGCAGAGGAATATGGGCGGCATAACCGTCTTCCAGGTCAGATGCAGATTGACGCAGAACCGGAAATCCCGTGTGACCCTGAAACCGGTGAGGTTATTGAATCGATTCCGGCAACCGTTATCGATATGCGCAAGGCTATGAAAGCCTAAATAAGAAAGGATGGCAAAACATGATTAAAGAAGCATTGCAGTACATTGTGGGCCTGTCTGCCCCGCAGATTGAAGAAATTGGCGGGGAAACCTGGTCCGATAAGCAGCTCCACCGGGTAGATTACTGCCCCATGGCGGAACCGATCCAGCTTTCCACGCTGGAAAGCCTGGTGGACTACATCAAGGCCAACGTGGATAACATGGGGGCCAATATTGATGAATGTATGTTCATCCACGTTGTAAGCCCCACAAAAGTCAAAATGTATTCCTGTCTGGATCGCAACCGGAATCGGGAATACATTGCGGAAGTCACCGCCAACGTGCCGGAGTTCGGCTTCAATCGCTGGATCGACCATGAATCCTTCTGCATTGCCCTTCAGTCCAAGTTCCTGCCCAACGAGGACCGGGCGCTGCTGCTGAAGTTCGCCGGGACGGTGGAAAGCGGCACGATTGCGGAATACGGGGACGATGGTGTCACCCAGAAGGCCACGGTCAAGGTTGGCATTGCCAAGAAGGGCGAAGCAGTGATCCCCAATCCGGTGGAGCTGGTGGCATACCGTTCCTTTGTTGAGGTAGAGCAGCCGGTTTCCCAGTATATCTTCCGGATGCAGGACCGGAACGGCATTCAGTGCGCATTGTACGAAGCAGACGGCGGCGCCTGGAAGATTGAGGCCATGCACAGAATCAAGGAGTATCTGGAAAGCGCTCTGGAAGGCCAGAACGGCTATATCGTGATTTCCTGATTCTCTGCCCTTGGCGGTGGGAGGTCAAACCGCCAAACCAACCAGAGGAGGAGAAGCAAAATGGTAAATGAGAATTTTCGCATCCCCTACCCTGAAAGCAAAGCAGGGCAAAAGCAATGGGCGAAAGATTACGGCATGAATGCGTATTATGCCGGGAAACATTGGTCAGTCAGAAAGCGGGATGCCGAATACTGGCACTGGCTTGTCAGAGCAGCCATGAATGAACAGAATGTCCGCCGTGCGCCCTTCAAGAAACCGGTTATCGTTATCTTCCGCTGGAATGACCGGCTGGACATTGACAACCACGCCGTCATGGGAAAGATGATTGTGGATGCCATGAAGGGCCGGGTCATTGAGGACGATAACCGCCGATGGGTCAAGGGAGTATGCCATTACTTCCATGATGAGAATTACATAGCCGTAGAGGTTCGGGAGGTACAAGCATGACACAGTGTGAAAAGGTTCTCCGGCATATGCAGGACTTTGGCAGCATTACCAGTTTGGAGGCAATGCAGGAATACGGGATCATGCGGCTGGCTTCCCGGATTTCCGACCTGAAGCGGATGGGTACTCCCATCCGGGTGGAGATGGTCAGTGGGAAAAACCGCTATGGTGAGGCTACCAGCTACGCCCGGTATTCGCTGGACTGGAACAAGATGATTGTTGAAAGAGAGGCGGCGAGATGTGGCGGATGTTAAGTGGATCAAGATAACCACGGATATTTTCGATGATGAAAAAATCCTCCTGATTGAGAGCCTACCGGAAGCGGATTCCATTATTGTTATCTGGTTTAAGCTGCTTTGCCTTGCTGGAAAGATGAATAACAGCGGCGTTTTCATGATGAATGAGAAAATCGCATACACAGACAAAATGCTTTCCACCATTTTCCGGCGCAAAGAATCTACTGTGCAGCTTGCCTTGAAAACCTTTGAACAGTTCGGCATGGTGGAAATCATTGACGGAGTTATTACAATCCCGAACTGGGGAAAGCACCAGAATCTTGAAAAATTAGAGGACAAAAAACGCTATCAGAGGGAATATCAACGGGAATATCGGAAGAAACAGAAGCTTTTGACAGAGGCTGAGAGCGAGGACGAAAACGTGGAAAATAAATCCTTACGTAAACATTTACGTGAAGATTTACGTGAATCCAACGTAAACCCCCTAGATAAAGAAGAAGATAAAGAAAAAGAAATAAGAATAAGAGAAGAAAAAGAGAACGGTTTTTCCGATTCTGCCGAATCGGCCTCCCCCTCCCATACTGATGCTCAAATTTCTTATCAGCAGATTGCAGACCTGTACAATTCCATCTGCAAATCTTTCCCTTCTGTCCGGTCCCTGTCTGACGCAAGACGGAAGGCCATTAAAGCCCGGTTGAAATCCTATACCATGGAAGATTTCAGGACGGTTTTTGAAAATGCTGAAGCGTCCTCTTTCCTCAAGGGCAGCAATGACCGGAACTGGTCCGCTAACTTTGATTGGCTGATTAAGGATTCCAATATGGCCAAGGTCCTGGAAGGCAACTACGCAGATAAGGCTAGACGATACGGAAGAAAAGAACCTGTCCCCGGCTGGTGCCAATCCAACGCCCTGGGAGACGCTGAACTGGAAGCTATCCGGAACGTGCTGCAAGATGAACCCGACACCGTTGGGAACAATCCTGATCTTGCCGAACGGGCGGAGAAGCTGAAACAAAGAATTCAGGAGATGTAACATGAGAAAAAGATGCAGAATCTGCCACGTTATGGCAGACCTTGACGAGAATGGCCGCTGCTCCTTCTGCAATGACGTGTACATGGCAAGCCAGTTAAATATGACATATGGGAAATACATGATGCAGAAAGACGCTGTGAGCGTCACAGCGGCACAGCACGGAAGCGAGGAACGGCAATGCGCTTATTGTAAAGACTGGTTTGTGCCGAATAGGTCATTCCAGATTTACTGCTGCGAAAAGTGTCGAAAGAAGGGACGGCGCAGAACATGAAAAGCACAGGAAATCTGTACCGGAACACCGCCCTCCGAAACGGCGGGAGAAAAGCCGGAACCGGCATGGACGAAGATGACTACAGCGAGGAGAGTTTCCCCAGCGGCAGAAATCCCCGCCCTGAATTGGCCAGAATGCCAAGCGACAATGTAAAACCGGAAGAATTGAACGGGCCTGTGATTGTGGTGCAGGCCGGAAAGGAAAGTAAATGCAATGATTAACAACTACGGATGCACACCTGATGACGGTAAGACCTGTATTGCGATACCGGTCTCTGCCGAACCGATTGCCTCAATGCTGAGCATGGCAAATAACCTGACGATGAAAGCCCTGGATATGACTCTACATATCAGCAGCCAGGTCCTTGGAAGCCCCATGCCGGATATGAATACCAAAGACCCAATGTGTATGCGGGATGCGGTGGACAAACACGTTGGCGACCTGAGAACCCTCTGTGAGGAGCTGGACAGCATCAGTAAGGGGCTGGGGGTGTGACCGATGAAAAGGCAGTTACAGTTTGTAACCCTCCTCTTTGAGGACCTGAAGGAGAACGTCACGCTCTATCTGGCGAATGGCGGGGATGGCTATAACGGAAATTACCTGGACAAAAACCACAGCAAGACCGCCCTGAAACGCAAAATCATCATGCTGCGGCAGGAACTGCTGAATCTGGAAAGGATGATTGACAATGGCTGAGATGGAACGGGAAAGCGAAACGGTGCCGGTGGTACACTGCCGGGATTGCAAGTACAGTTACGAAGATATTTCCGGTAGGTGCTGTTCGCACGGCCCTTGTAAGGACTGGGTCGTTCTGGACGATTCCTTTTGCGGCCAGGGAGAGAGGAGGACGGGCAATGGAAAAGCAGTTGACGAGGGATAATGTGCGGGAAATCCTGCTGGAAAAGCTGACCAGTGAGGACTATTACCCAGGAGATGGGGATTTAGCAAAAGAAAACCTGGCCTATCTCTCCGGATTGGTTGATATGGCGAACGCCGTTATCCGGAAGATCACAGAGTTGGGAGGTTGATAAGATGCGGATCGGTGACAGGGTGCGGCGGATGCCCACCATGTTTGAAGCGAAAACCGGGGGCAATCTGAGGGGTGCACCAGCACCCCAGCCCGGAACAGTGACATACATACACCCACGGGGCAGATTCTACGTGGTTCGGTTTGACTGCGGTTTCTGCGAAGCATACCCGTTCAAGGAGGTGGACCAGAATGGGGAAGCCTAGGATGCTGGGGAAAACCTCCGGATTCATCCCGAACAGTCAGGCAGACCGGCGCAAGGGGAACCGGGCATTCCGGCACCGGGAATATCAAAAAGAAGTCCAGCTGAAGAAAAAAATAGAACTCGATGCTGCCATTGCCGATTTGGATAAAATGGTGCCATATGCGTCCACGTCATGGGAAGAACTGCTCGAAGCTATGGAGGCGCTATCTTCGGCGGCACAAGAAGCGGCGCAAGAATCAGCAGAGAGAATAAAGGAAGCGTATGAAATGCTGAGCAAAGCGATTAAGGAGGAATGAGCATGGAGCAAAGCGCAAAAGAATTCTTCCAGGGAATCAGAAATCTGGACAAGCAGATTGATTCCAAATATGAGCAGCTGGAACGCCTGAAGGCCCTGGCCACGAAGGTGACGGCTACCATTACGGGCGATACCGGGAAATCCTCCGGGGTATCCAGAACCATGGAAAGCACCGTAGACAAAATCATTGACCTGCAAACGGACCTGAATGCGGAGATTGATAGGTTTGTGGATATGAAGCGGGAAGCAAACGAAATTCTCCGGCAGATTGAGAACCATAAGCAGCGGCTTTGTCTGGAATATCGGTATTTGTGCGGGAAAGCGTGGGAATGGATTGCGGATGAAATGGGGTATTCCTATTTCGGAATCTGCAAGCTGCATGGAAGGGCGTTACAGGCTGCGGAGGAAATTATGCAGAAAAATTCCGAAAGTTGATAGAAGTTGATACTCCATCTATGATATTATTATCCTAGAAAAATTCTAAAAACCATACTACCCCTCTTAGCCACCAAAGGTTCTCTTTTCCTCCACCTTTGGTGGCCTTTGTTTTGAATAAATTACGAAAGGGCTGGTTACATGGGCAAACTACAAGAAGTTTACCTATACCCCACCTGTTTCAGTATTTGACAGCAAACAGGGCTATTGGCAAAAGCGGAAACGAGAGTGGAAAAACATAGGGCTGGACAGCAGCACCGGGAGGCCGGATGCGCTTATCGGGAAAGGCTTGAAGGGCCTTGCCGAAAAGAAAAATATGAACCTGTCCGGCACGTCTATCTTTGACCCGGTGCTTTGCGAAATCCTGTATAACTGGTACAGCCCGAAGGACGGCATTGTGTTTGACCCGTTCGCCGGTGGCTCTGTGCGTGGCGTGGTGGCTGAAATGCTGGGCCGTCATTACATTGGCATTGATCTATCCGAAAGACAAGTTGACGCAAACCAGGTGAACGCTGACGCTTTAGGCGTGTGTCCGGTCTGGTGGTGCGATGACAGCAGAAACGCAGATCGATACATTGATGACGGGACGGCGGATTTCGTGTTTTCCTGCCCTCCCTATCACAACCTGGAACAGTACAGCAACCACCCGCTGGACCTGTCCAGCATGAACTATTCCGACTTTTCGGAAGCGTACAAAGAAATCATTGATATATCCTGCCGCAAGCTGAAAGAAAATCGGTTTGCGGTTTTTGTTGTTGGCGAAGTACGGGACGCAAAAGGAGCCTACCGTGACTTTGTGGGGCTGACAAAATCGCTGTTTATGGGAAATGGCTTGCACCTCTACGCTGATTCCGTGTTTTTGGAGCAGTACGCAACGGCGGCAATGAGGGCCGGGAAACAGTTTGCGGCGAAGCGGAAGCCCGTGAAAGTGCATCAGAATGTCCTTGTATTCTATAAGGGCGATTTGAAGCAGATTGAGAGAATCCAGCAGCAGGATATAGAAAAGGCCGATTTATCAAGATTCTAGTGGAAGAAAGGTGATGATTGTGGCAAAGCTGACGGCAAAACAGCAAAGATTCTGTGACGAATACCTAATTGACCTGAATGCTACTCAGGCCGCAATCAGAGCCGGGTATTCTACCAAATACGCAAACACAAACGCTTCAAAATTACTACAAATTACTACAATCAAGGACTTCTTGGCCCAGCGCATGGCGGAAAAGGAAAGTCAGTTGATTGCAGATCAGGACGAAGTCCTGAAATATCTGACCTCTGTCATGCGTGGCCAGTCCCGTTCCTCCATCGTTGTTGTGGAAAGCACCGGCGATTTCATGAGCGCCGCCAGGGAAATGGAAAAGGCCCCCGATGAAAAAGAACGGCTGAAGGCTGCGGAACTGCTGGGCAAGCGTTACGGCCTCTATACGGATAAGGTTGACCAGGTGGTTGACATGGACCTGAATATCACAGTGGACTATGGTGATGAAGATGAATAGGGACAAACTTCTTGCGGAATACATTGCACTGGAATTTCCAGAATGTGATAAAACGGATGAATTGCTGAAAAGCGTTTCTGATTCACTTGGATTTAGTGTATATTGCCTTGCGATGGCGTTAGAAGATTTTAAGTCTGAAATAAGAAAGCTGTTCCCATTCTGTCTGCTGTTTGGATGTGATGACGGATGAACATCAAAGTCCAAGCAAATCCATGTTTCAAGGAAGTTGACCGCAGCACAAAGCGCTATATTGTGATGAAAGGCAGTGCCGGTTCCGGGAAATCTGTTGACACTGCCCAGAATTACATTCTCCGGCTGATGAAGGATAAGGGCCGGAACCTGGTCTGTATTCGCAAATCTGATATAACCAACCGTGACAGTACCTTTGCAGAACTCACAGGGGCCATCTACCGAATGTTTGGAGACCAGGCGGATAAATACTGGCAAATCAATATGTCCCCGCTGAAGCTGACCTGTAAGGCCAACGGCAACCAGATAATCTTCCGGGGCATGAACGATGACAAACAACGTGAAAAGCTGAAGTCCATCACCTTCCAGCGTGGCAAATTGACGGATGTTTGGTGCGAGGAGGCAACGGAGTTGACACAGGCGGACGTGGAAATCATAGATGACCGTCTCCGTGGTGAGTTGCCGCCTGGGCAGTTTTATCAAATCAGAATGACCTTCAACCCGGTGAATAAGAACCACTGGATCAAGAAGGTCTTTTTTGATATTCCAGACCCAAACGTTTTGACCCATCACTCCACCTACCTGATGAACCGCTTCATAGATGATGCCTATAAGGCCCGTATGGAGCGCAGGAAGATAGTTGACCCGGAGGGATACCAGATATATGGCTTGGGCGAATGGGGTGAAATTGGCGGTCTGATTCTCCACAACTGAGAAATCAAAGAGGTATCCAAGAACCCGAACGACTATGACGATATAGCCATAGGCCAGGACTTCGGCTTCAACCATGCCAATGCCATTCTATTGCTGGGCATAAAGGACGATGACATTTCCATCCTGTCGGAAATCTACGTTTTCGAGAAGGACACGGCTGAAATCATCCAGCTTGCAGCGGGTATTCCCCGGAATAAGCAAATGTGGTGTGATTCAGCAGAACCGGACAGAATCAAGATGTGGCAGAAAGCCGGATTCCGTGCCAGAGGCGTTGACAAAGGCGGCTCTGCCGGTTCCGTTAAAGCCCAAATCGACTGGCTGAAGCAGCGGAGGATATATATTCATCCGCATTGCATAAACACCATCAAAGAGTTGCAGCAATGGAAATGGAAGAAGGATGATAAGTCAGGCGAATATCTTGATGAACCTGTCCCCTTCCAGGATGACGCAATGGCAGCCTTGCGGTATGGCGTGGAGGGTTGGCGTAAAGTCAAGAAGTGGCTGACTTAATCATAAATACACATGATAGGAAGTGCCACAAATGACAATGAAAGAAATCCTCTACGGGGGTGGCGGGGGTCTGCTGGTCCTGCTGACGCTGATCCAGATTGCCCCGGTCAAACTGAACCCCTGGTCCGCTATGCTGGGCTGGCTGGGTAGACAGGTAAACAAAGACCTGCTATCCCAGGTGAAAGCCATGAAAACCGAGATTGACACCATCCGGGACGAAAACCGGGAAATCCATGCGAAGGATTGCCGGGTGCGAATTCTCCGCTTTTCCGATGAAATCTATCTGGGACAGCCCCACAGCCAAGAACATTTCAAGCAGATTCTGGGTGATATTACGCACTATGAGAAATACTGTGATGCCCACCCGGAATTTGAAAACCAGATTGCCGTTGCGGCAATCGCACAGATAAAAGAATCATACAACGATAGACTGCGAAAGCATGATTTTCTGAAGTAAAGGGCGGTGATTATATGCCGAATATATGTATTTCCGTCAAAAACAAGATTGCTGTGCATACAGACCGGCAATGGTATGTCTGCGGAAACAGTGACTATACCGCTGTTTTCGAGTTTGACCATGAATGGGATGAATATGAAACAAAAACAGCACGATTCCGCTATAATCATTCCCACGAAGATGTAGTTTTCAAAGGGAATGTGGCCAAAATCCCTGTCATTACAAACACCAACGAATTTGAAGTTGGTGTTTTTGCTGGTGATTTGCATACCACCACCCCGGCAATGGTGCTTTGTGAAAAATCTATCCTTTGTGGTGATGGAACGCCCGTTGATCCTGCGCCTAGCGTGTATGACCAGATCATGGAACTGCTGAAAAGCACAAAAGAAACTGACCCGACTGTACCGGACTGGGCAAAGGCAGAAACCAAGCCCACCTACACAGCTGAAGAAGTTGGGGCGATTGGAACTGATGAATTGCCGACTGCCATTGATGCTGCACTTGCACAGGCCAAAGCATCCGGAGAGTTTGACGGAGCGCCGGGAGCCGATGGGGCACAAGGGCCGAAAGGAGACACCGGCCCCACAGGCCCGACCGGACCGAAGGGCGATACCGGACCTGCTGGCGTGGGTGGTGCTAACGGTGTTACGCCGAACATCCAGATTGGGGAGGTTACAACGCTCCCTGCCGGGAGCCAAGCAACGGCAAGCATTACGGGTTCGGCAGAAAATCCATTGCTGAACCTCGGAATTCCGCAGGGCGCTGATGGCACAGGCGGTGGAGAGGTATCCGGAGATTATCTTGCAGCTGTGAATCCGAGCGGCACCGGCAGCATTGCAATGAACGCAAAAGCAAACACTGCGCTTGGCAAAAACGCTGTTGCGCTTGGTGTGGAGACGGCAGCGACACAGCCCGGCGCTGTTGCCCTTTGTTACAAGACGGAGGCAACTGCAACAGGCGCTACCGCCCTTGGCAATGGCTCAAAAGCAACCGCTGAATATGCACTCGCAACCGGACACGCTACCACTGCCTCTGGCGGTGCATCAATGGCCGAGGGCTGGATTTCCCAGGCGAAAGGGCTGCACTCGCACGCAGAAGGATCGTGGACAATCGCACACAGCAAGGCCCAGCACACCGAAGGTATGTTCAATGTAGAGGATACGGCTGGGAATGCCTCCCAAAAGGGAACATATCTGCATATTGCCGGCAACGGCGAGAGCCATTCCGCACGCTCAAATGCGTATACACTGGACTGGGAAGGAAACGCATGGTTTTCCGGGGATGTCTATACAGGGTCTGCTGGCGGCACAAACAAAGACGATGGGAGCAAAAAACTCGCAACGGAAGAATATGTTGATAAAATCATCAAGAATGCCCTGGCGGCGTTGCCCGATGGTTCGGAGGTGGCGTACTAATGGCAAAGAAGCTATATGAAGAATCGTCTGTCAAGGCCATTGCAAACGCTATCCGTGGGAAGAACGGAAGCACGGACACCTATAAAATCGGAGATATGGCAGCGGCGATTGATGCCATTTCCGGTGGTGGCGCTGCCACTCCCCTATTTACGGCTCATGCTATCGGCTATCTGCCGACAATTTACACAGGTAAAGGCACAAGCACGGTGACAGCGCCAACCTTTACTTGTAGCGCTAAAGAAACGGAATGAGGTGAAATTATGGTTACACGTTTTTGGTATAAGGCTGTCAAAACATATTTTTCAACGCAATCAATGCCGAATGGTGAAACCGTCAAAGATTCTAGCGGAACAGACAGGCAGATTTCTTACGCTGATAGCTCAACTATAAGCGTACTATTTCCAGCAAGAACGCCTTCGTATTATACCGGAACGAATGTCGCTTATTTCGGTATTGTGCTTGGGACTGGAACAACTCCCGCTACAGTAGATGACTACTGGTTGGAACATATTATCAAGTCTGGGCTTAACGTACAGATTACTAATATGAGCCAACATGGAATCTATCGATTGATTTTGACGATTACAAACGAATCGGATAGCAGTATTACGATTGGTGAGATTGGAGCACAAGTTCCAGCAGTTTGTGTGGGCGCATCGAAGAGGGCGTTCATGATGGATCGAACCGTCCTTGATACTCCCGTGACAATTCCCTCCGGTGGTATTGGCAAAATCGAGTATGAAATCAAGATCAATCTGCCCATTGATGAAGCCTGAGTATGGAACGAGGTGATTAGATGATTACACCCAGCGAGATTGCACAGTTCATTCAGAACGACAGTGCCAGCACCAAAAAACGGCTGGCGAAAGTCGGGCTGGATTACTACGAAGGGCGGCACGATATACGGAACTACAAGATTTTCTATATCGATGCAAGCGGCGAGGTAAAAGAGGATAAGACCAAAAGTAATATCCGCATTTCCCACCCGTTCTTTACCGAAATCGTGGACCAGATTGTTCCGTATCTGCTTTCCGGGGAAGATGGGTTCGTAAAGTCCGATGACCCGGCCCTTCAGGGGTATCTTGACGAATACTTCAACAACAATGACGAGTTCATGGCCGAACTTGCGGACACCATCACCGGGGTTCAGGCAAAGGGATTCGATTGGATGTTTGCCAAGCGGGACGAAAACGGGAAAACCTGCTTCCAGTGGGCTGACTGTATGGGCGTGGTGGAGTGTGAGCCAAAGTACACCTCTGACCACCGTGCATATATCATCTACTGGTATGAGGACCGGACCGACAAGGACGGGAACAAGATTTACAATATCCGTGTCTACGATGACGCTGGCGTGTATTTCTTTACCCGTGTAAATGAGGGGGAGATCATCCCGGATAAGACCGTAAAACCGAACCCACAGCCTCACAGCACATACCAGGACGGGAATCCCGGTGGGTTAAGCTATGGATTCATTCCGTTCTTCCGGATGGACAACAACAAGAAGCAGGTTTCGGCCCTGCCCCCGGTGAAAGACCTGATCGATGACTACGACCTCATGAATGCCGGACTGTCCAATAACATCCAGGACACCAACGAGGCCCTGTACGTTGTCAGAGGGTTCCAGGGGGATAACCTGGACGAACTCATGACCAATATCCGGGCGAAAAAGCATATCGGCGTTGACGAAGATGGTGGCGTAGACGTGCAGACCGTTGACATTCCCGTGGAGGCCCGTAAAACGAAGATGGAGGTTGACGAGAAGAATATCTACCGCTTCGGTTTTGCGTTGAATACGGCTGGCCTGAAGGACACAGCGGCCACCACAAACCTGGCCATTCAGTCCGCCTATTCCCTGCTTGAACTCCGGGCCAAGAAGCTGGAAAACCGGCTGAAGCCGTTCCTGCGGAAGCTGGTGGGTGTAGTCCTGGCAGAAGTCAACGAGGAAAACGGCACGGATTATCAGCAGAAGGACGTATATTTTGAGTTTGAGCGGGAGATTCCCACCAATGCCCAGGAGAACGCCCAAATCGAACTGGTGGAGGCCCAGCGCAAGCAGACGGAGATCACCACCATCCTGAATCTGGCCGGGACCATCGATGACGAAACCAAGCTACAGCTTATCTGTGAGCAGTTGGACCTGGATTTCACGGAAATCAAGGACAAAGTACCCAAACCCGAAGAAAACGCCACAGCGGAAGCCCAGGCGGCTTTGGGAGGCATTCAGCCGGAAGGTGATGCAGTGTGAACCGATGGGAAAAAGAAGTCCAGCAGTCCCTCCTTGATTCGGAGGGAGCGGCCATTGAGGAACTGGAAAAGCAGTACAAACGGGCACTTGCGGACATAAATCAGAAGGTCAAGCAGTTTCAGACGGACATTGACCTGCTGGATGCTGCCATGAACCAGGAAGGGCTTGACGATACCACCAAGGCCATGCTGAAATCCCAGAAGCGGTCTAAAATCTATCAGAAGCAATACCAGGAGGCTTTGAAAAGCCAGGTCAGCAGCGTCCTGGACAAGATGCAGGGGGACAATTACACCACCATTGACAACTACCTGAAAGGATGCTATGAGACCGGCTATATTGGCACGATGTACAGCATCGCCGGTCAGGGTATTCCCATTATCGCCCCCATAGACCAGGCGGCAGCAGTCAAGGCCATTCTGACAGATTCCAAAGTCCGGGGCGGCTATTATGCCGCCCTTGGCGTAAATGTGGCCAGTCTGAAAAAGGTCATCACCCAGGAGATCAGCCGGGGCATTGCTTCCGGTCTCCCCTATCGTGACATTGCCCGGAACATCAACAACGCATCCGGCAGCGGCCTGTATAACGCCAAGCGAATCACCCGGACGGAAGGCCACCGCATCCAGCAGACTTCCGCCAGGGATGCCCAGTACGCCGCAAAGGCCAAGGGGGCCGATGTGCTGAAACAGTGGGATGCTGCATTGGACGGAAGAACACGGGATTCCCATGCACGGGTTGACGGAGAAATCCGGGAACTGGATGAAAAGTTCAGCAACGGCCTCCGGTTCCCCGGTGACCCCTATGGTTCTGCCGCTGAAGTCATTAACTGCCGCTGCACCTGTGACACACGGGCCAGATGGGCGTTGGATGACGATGAACTTCAGACGCTGAAGGACCGGGCGGAATACTTCGGGCTGGATAAGACGGAGAATTTCGAGGATTTCAGGAAAAAGTATCTGACAGCGGCAGAAAAGGCAGTTGAAAATTCCGGTGGAAGTGCTACAATAAAGACGGATTTTTCAGAGAGCAATTTCAAAAGTCTTTCCGGCGGGAATGAAGCCAATGACTTCTTTTATTTTGACGATGATAAACGTGGTTTGTTGGCAAAAAGGAATTCCCAGTATGGGAAGTGGATGAATAATCTTGAGAACGGAACACGCCCCGTTATTGCTGATTACTGTGCTGACGCTTACGATGATATTAACAAGTATTGGCGGAGAATTGGCGATTGGCAGAATATCGATGCTGATAGGGTTAAATATCAAACGGATTTGATTGACAAGGCTATTTCGTCTTTTAATCTAAAAGACGGTATTCAAACATACCGAGGGATAGACCTTGACACAATCATTCAGTTGTTCCCTGACGCAGAAGAACTTAGCGATTTGGTCGGGCAGTCCTTCTCAGACAATGCGTTTTCTAGCACATCGCCGGTTCGTAGTGTTGCAGAAAAATTTGCATCACAGAACGGGCAGGATGGCGTTCTGCTTCAGCTTTTCGTCCCGTCTGGTGCTGGGCGTGGGGCATATATCAATCAGCTGTCCGGTTTCCAAAATGACGAATATGAGTTCTTACTCAAGAGGAACGCCAAATTTGAGGTTTTCGAGGTTGATACAAGCGGCGGAATGCCAATCGTGAAAGGTAGGTGGATAGAATGAAACCATTTGAATTCCCAATATACGGGTATGAATGCGATGAATATTGCTACTCAATCGCAGACAAGTACGGTGAAAATTCATCCATTGTACAGTTGCTTGATAAGAACTATGAACGCCTCATAAGCAAAAGCAAAGAATATGTGGAGCAGCTGAACGCCGTAAGGAAATTCCTGTGGGATAATGGATTCAACAAGGAAGTTGAGGAACAGGACAAGATTTTTCTTGATAGAGTGAAAAAGAACCCAAGGAGACGGGCTACCCCACTTTTTGAGCGGTGGAAGGCTGATAGATGGAAATAAAAAGCACTATGCAACCCGCATGGTGCTTTTTCTATGCCACAATATGCCCTTGGGGTCTGCGGACTGGCCATGAAAGCTTATGCTCTACGGAGCATGTAAGAAAGGCAATAGTTGCAAGTTACCAGCAAGTTACCAGCAAGTTAATTCGTAAGAAAGCAGCTGCTTACAAATTGTAGGCGGCTGCTTTTTCATATCATGAAAGGGGAAATCAATATGAAAATCGATTGGAAACGCAAGCTGACCAGCCGGAAGTTCTGGTCTGCGGTGGTGGGGTTTGTCACTCCCCTGCTGCTGGCCTTTGGCGTGGCTGATTCCGCCGTTACTCAGGTAACGGGTATCATCATGGCCGGTGGCACTCTGGTGGCGTACATCATCGCCGAAGGCCTGACGGATGCCGCCGGGATTGGCTCCGGTGACAGTGAAAACAAGGATGCCTAAATCAAACTGAATCAAGCGCTCTGGAAACAGGGCGCTTTTTTCATGCCCTGAGCATGGCGCTTAAACTGCCCGACAAAACTTTCCGGCACACTTCCGGATTCAACAAAGTGTTTGCCAGTGGAGGACACCACGTTAAAAAACAGCGGCAAGGAAGGATAAACAATGGAATTTCTGAAAGAGATTTTGGGGAATGACCTCTACGCACAACTGGAAACGGCCCTGAGTGCCTACAACGGCAACGAGGCCAACAAGGACAAGCAGATCAAGCTTGCCAACCTTGGCAGCGGCGAGTATGTGGGCAAAGGGAAATATGATGCCCTTCAGGCTGCGCTGGACGGTAAGACCACCGAACTGGATACCGCCAACGGCCTGATTGCCGAACTGAAAAAGGGAACCAAGGGCAACGAGGAACTGCAAGGCAAAATCACCACCTATGAAGGCCAGATTCAGCAGCTTCAGCAGCAGCTTCAGGAGACGAAAGTCAAGTCTGCCATTAAGGTGGCTCTGCTGTCTGAAAAGGCACTGGATGTGGATTACCTGTCCTACAAGCTGGAAAGCAAGCTGAAGGAAGAAGGTAAGTCCCTGGAACTGGACGATGCCGACAATATCAAGGGCTGGGACGGTTTGCTGTCCGGCCTGAAAACGCAGTTCCCGACTATGTTTGAGGGCAAGAATCAGCGGAAATTCGCTGACAGCGGCCTTCCTCCCTTCGGCGGTGACGGCAATGGCGTGACCCTGGAACAGTTCCGCAAGATGGGCGTGGAAGAACGCTCCAAATTCAAGGCAGAAAACGAGGCCCTGTACAATCAGTACAAGGCACAATAATCAAGAAATGAGGTAATAAACTATGGCAAGAACTGGACTTTTTGGCGGCTTTTCCTTTGACGAGGAAGTTTTCACCGACATGATGCAGGAAGCGGACTACTGGTCCAATCCTGTGCTGGCCTCCGGCGTTATCCGGCAGGATGCGTCCATCATGGACCTGATCGGCAGCAAGGGCAACGTGGCAACCATCCCCATGTACACCCCCATCAACATCCATGATTCCAACATGGCCGCTCTGAACAATGACGGCCTGACCAACAACGTGCCGCAGGAGATTTCCGGCAGCAAGCAGACCTGTATGATGATTCAGAGAATGAAGGCGTTCAAGGCGAAGGACTTCACCCGTGAACTGACCGGTGCAAAGCCTCTGGATTACATCAAGTCCCGTATCCAGAACTACTACACCCAGGTGTGGGAAGATGAGTTGATGAACATCATCAACGCCGTTCTGGGCGTGGCTGCGCTGTCCTCCCACGTCACGGACCTGTCCGTGACTACCGGCACCATCGGTGACGCAAACAAGATCAGCGCAACCACCCTGATCGATGCCGAACAGGCGGCTTTGGGTGATATGTCCGGCGGTCTGGGCCTCCTGGTCATGCACTCCAAGATTTACGCCGCCTACAAGAAGCTGGGGCTGGTGGAGTATGAGAAGTTCGTGGCTGGCTCCGGTGCTATCAAGCAGGACATTCAGCTTCCCACCATCGGCGGCAAGGCGGTCAAGGTGACCGACTACTACACCCTGGACAACTCCAAGGCTGGCTTCCCGGTGTACAAGACCTTCCTGCTGGGCGAGGGTGCTGTACTGTCCTGCGACAAGACCAACTATGAGAAGCAGTACACCACGAACTATGATCCGGAAACCGCTGCCGGTACGGATAAGTTCTACACCAAGCAGGGCAAGTTGCTGCATCCCAACGGCCTGTCTCTGGCGGTGGACAACATCGCCAATGAATCCCCCACCAAGACCGAACTGGGTACGTCCGACAACTACGCCCTGAAGTTCAATCCCAAGAACGTCAAAATCGGCATGATTAAGACCAACGGTTAAGGGGGCCAAAACCATGCAGGAATTTATCATCATTGACGGATTGCCCTTCCTTTTCCACGATGGGAAAGCCTACGCTGTCCGGTGGGATGATAAAGGCTTCACCGTGGGGGAAATTGTCCGTGAGGGTATTTCCCCCACGGATTTTCCGGTGCTGTCCGAATTGTCCGTAAAAGCGAAATGCCAGGGCCATCTTGACAGCATCGGCACCACCGAAGCACCCAAGCCCAGAAAGGGCAGAAAGCCGAAGGGGGAATCCGAATGATTATGACCGTCACCGAACTGAAGCAGTTTGTGACCACAGACGTTCCCAACAACGTTCTGGAAGCACGGCTTCAGGCCCTGGAACTTCTGATCCGGGCATACACGAACAACAACTTCCAGAAACGGGCGTTCCGGGCTGTTGCTGTTGCAGTGGCAGACGGGAACCAGCTGCTTGTCCCCGGTTCTACCCCCTTCAAGGCTGGGGACACGCTGGAAATCACGGAATCCGAACTGAACGCCGGTCTGGTAACGGTATCGGCTGTTTCCAATGGCTCCATTACGGTGGCTGAAGAACTGTATGACGAAAGCGGGGTAGTCCTCACGAAAGTGGTCTACCCCGCTGACGTGAAACAGGGCGTGGCCCGGATGCTACAATGGCAGCTTGATAACGGGGACAAGGTTGGCGTACAGTCTGAGACCATTTCCCGGCACTCTGTGACGTATTTCAACATGGATGGGGATAATTCCACCATGGGCTTTCCCAAGTCGCTGCTGGGCTTCCTGAAGCCTTATATGAAGGCCAGGTTCGGACAGGGGTTGAGCGTATGAAAGGAATCGGCGGAAATATCACTGCGGTGATCCAGACGGCCACCATGAAGCGAAATTCTATCGGGGAACAGGTATTGACCTGGGCCGATAAAAAGACGCTGTGGGGCTGGCTGGACCTGTCCGGCGGTGATTCTAAGTACACCACCTTCAACGCCAAAATCCAGGAAAGCACCCACGTTTTTGTTGCCGATTATGTGGGCCTTTCCGGGATAGAACCGGAGAATAGCCGCATGGTTATCAACGGGAAAGTCTATGACATTCTGCTGATTGACAACCCCATGGAGATGGGCAGCGGCTCCCAGCTGGAAATCTATCTGAAATACACTGGGGGGCAGTAATATGGCCGGAGTGGAATTCGAGGATTTCAGCATTCAGGCCAAAAAAGCCATTAAAGAAAAGGCTCTGAAATTCCTGGAAGAAGCTGCGTCTGAGGTGGAATCCCAGGTCCGGAGAAATTCCCGTGTGGATACCGGCCAGTTGAAAGGTTCCTGGACGCACGTTGTAGACGAATCCGCCCAGAAAGCAACCATCGGAAGCCCCCTGGAAAATGCAATCTGGGAGGAATTCGGCACCGGCGAATATGCCCTGCATGGGGACGGTAGAAAGGGCGGCTGGTACTATGTGGATGACGTAGGGAATGGACATTTTACCCACGGTAAAACCCCAAACCGAACCCTTCAGAGGGCCTTTGACCAAAAAAAGACCGTGATCCAGAAACGGGCAAATCAAATCTTTGGGGAGTTGGATAAAGAATGACCAGTAAACCATTACAAATCATCGCTGATGCCATGGATGCCCTGGGGATTGAGTACGGCTTTGGTGTGTACCGTGGCAATGCTGCCGGGAAAATCGTGTATCCCTACTTTGTGGGTGAATACACGGAAACGCCGCCGCTGTACGAAAACGGCCTTCAGGAATCCACCGTCATGCTGACCGGCTTCCACCGGGGAACGTGGGAGCAGTTGGAGGCGGCAAAGGCCAAGATCGAGAACTATTTCAACAAGGTTTCGGGGAAAACGGTCATGGCGGACGATGGTTCCGCCGTGATCGTTTTTTACGATAACGCCCTTGTTATCCCGAAAGAGGATGCAGAACTGAAAAGCATCCAAATCAATCTGTCAGTACAAGAATGGAGCGTGAAATAATATGTCCATTAAAACCGGTATTACTTCCGGCACTCCGGCAAAGATTGCCTTTGGTGCTGGCGTATTCTTTCAGGGTGTGACCTATGATGAAAAGGTTGCACCCACGGAGGAAGCAATCAAGGCCGCTATCATCGGCGCAACTCAGGAAGGTGGCAAACTGACCATTACCCCGGAATTCTTTGCCCCTGACCTTGACGGCGCACTGGTGGCCGTGAAGGAACTTCAGCAGAAGGTCGGCGAGACTGCCACCCTGGAAACCTCCATGGTGGAACTGTCTGCCGAGTATATGGCGCATTCCGTTATCGGCGAAATCAATGATTCCACCGATAAGAACTATGATGTGGTGACTTCCAGTGAACTGAGAAGCGGCCACTTCTATGAAGGTTTCGGCTACTACGGCGAACTGCTGGACGGTCGGCCCTTTATCTGCCTGTTCAAAAATGCGCTTTGCACTTCCGGCTTTGCCACGGAGAGCAAGAACAAAGAGAACACCAAGTTCACCGGGACTTTTGAATGCCAGTCGGATATTACCTACGGCGTGGAGAAACTGCCCTATGCGCTGTTCCTTCGTAAGACCAAGGGCTGGACTGCTGTCCAGACTGCCGACATTGACAAACGGGCTGAATAAGCCAGAAAGAGGTTAAAGCAAAATGGAAAACACCGAGAAGAACACCAAAGCGGTAACTGAAGTAACCGAGGAAATCACGGCGACTGAAGCAGCGGAGGAAACCGTTGCACGGCCCTACACCCTGCGAAAGCTGAAGGACGGGGACCTGTTCCCGCTGCTGGGTCTGTTCCGCAAGCTGGGCCTGAAGGACTTCAAGGACGTGATCACTGCCGTGGCGAACGGCGGCGATATTCGGGAAATCGGCATTAACGCTCTGCTGAGTGTTGGTGACGTTATGATTTCCCACCTGGAAGGGGATGCCGGAGAGGCTGTCTACCAGTTCTATTCTTCTCTGTCCGGTATTCCGGCGGATGAAATCAAGGAAATGGAATTCGGCACCCTGCCCATGATGATCTATGATTCCTTCAGCGAGGTGAAGAACACCAGTTTTTTCAAGGTGCTTGCCAAATTGCTTTAATCGGTGAGTTTGAATTCATGGATTTGCTGTACTCCCGGTATAGCAATCCCATGGAATTCATGCGCCTGTACATCGAACAAGGGCGGTTTGGCGAGTGGGTCGGTGAGATCATCGCCTCCGAGAACAAGAGACGGAAGGAACAGGCAGAAAAAGAGGACGAAGAAAAGCTGTGGAATATGTATGTCCATAGTTATTCTGATATGTCCTTCAATGACTGGAAAGCGGAAGTATTAAGTCCCGTAGAACCGGAACGGCCAGCACGGCCCAGGAAGCGGGATGACGATATGACCAAAGCCGACATTGACAACCTCCTGAAGCGCCTGTTCCCCAGCAACAAGCCCGGTCACAATGCCACAACGTGACCGGGCTTTAGGTATCTGATTTGCAGCCCCTAAAACATTTCTGTTGAGGGGGTATTCCTATGGAATTATTCAAGCTGCTTGGCACGATTGCCATTGACAATGCACAGGCCCAAAAGGCTATTGACGAAACCACCACAAAGGCGGATTCCGGCAGCAAAAAGACAGATTCCGCTTTTAAGAAAATCGGAGAATCTGCCGTAAAAATCGGTAAAGCCGTATTTACTGCCGGTGCTGCCCTTGGCGGTGCATGGATCGCTGCCATTGAAGGTTCCAGGGAGTACCGGACGGAAATGGGAAAGCTGGATACGGCTTTCCAGACAAACGGCCATTCTTCCGAGGCCGCAAAGAAAACCTATCAGGATTTGCAAGCTGTCCTTGGAGATACGGACGTATCCGTGGAAGCTGCGAACCACTTGGCCGTTATGACGGACAACGAAAAGGATTTGCAGACCTGGACGGATATTTGCACCGGCGTTTTTGCCACCTTCGGCGATTCGCTCCCCATTGAGGGACTGACCGAGGCGGCAAACGAAACCGCAAAGGTTGGCCAGGTCACTGGCCCCCTGGCGGATGCCCTGAACTGGGCCGGTATTTCTGAAGATGAATTCAACGAAAAGCTGGCCAAATGCTCCGGGGAACAGGAACGGCAAAAGCTAATTATGGACACCCTGAACGGCGTGTACAAGAAAGCGTCTGACCGGTATAAGGAAACCAATAAGGACGTTATGGCCGCAAATAGAGCCAATGAAAAGCTGACAGGGGCCTTTGCGGAATTGGGCCGTGTAGGAGAACCGATTTTGACGGCTATCAAGAATAAAGCCGCTGAAATGGTATCTGCTGCCGTTCCAAAGCTGGAATCCTTTATCGCCAAAATCAAGGATATGATTAAGTGGTTCAAGCAGAACAAAAGCACCGTGCAAGCCTGGGCCGCTGGAATACTGGCGGCAACCGTGACAGTTTCCGGCTTTGTGCTGGTGCTGAAATGGTCTGCAATCATGAGCAAAGCCGCAAAGGCCCTGAAACTGGTCACCGTGGGCGTGAAAGCGTTGAATGTAGCCATGAGGGCCAATCTTATAGGGCTTATCGTTTCTTTGATTCTGGGGCTTGTGGCGGCGTTTGTGTACCTCTGGAAAAACAACGAGGGATTCCGCAATTTCTGGCTGAAGATGTGGGACAAAATCCAATCTGCAACGGGAACCGCTGTAAAGTGGATTAAGAAGAAAATCGGCGAACTGAAGGATGCCGTTGGGAAGGTCAAGGGCTTCTTCCCCCTGAAAATCGGCAAAATCTTCAGCAATCTGAAAATTCCCAAAATCTCCGTGAGCGGTGGCAAAGCACCGTTTGGAATTGCCGGGAAGGGCAAGTTGCCCTCTTTCAATGTCAAATGGAATGCAGAGGGCGGTATCCTGGACCGGGCTACCATCTTCGGGCGAACCGGGGACACCTATCTGGGCGGCGGCGAGGACGGGAAAGAAGCCATTGCCCCCATTGATGTGCTGCAAGGCTATGTCCGGGATGCAGTCCGGAAGGAAAATGAGGGCATTCGGGAAACCATCATTGAGCAAATCCGGCTTTTGATTGATTTCCTGGGCCGTTCCATCCCTCAGGACGTGCAGCTTGATTCCGGTGCGCTTGTGGGCGCTCTTGTGCCGTCCATTGACACGCAATTATCCGATAGATGGAATCATGCCCAGCGAGGCAACACACGTTAGAAGGCCATCCCGGTGGCCTTCTTTTCTTTTATCTTCACAGAAAGAGGTGAAGGCCATTGATTGATATTTTTAAGATTGGCGGCAGTATCGAACTGAATGGAGCCGATAAGGCAAACGGTATCCTGGATAAGCTTACCGAGAAGGGCGCAAAGCTGGCTGAAAAAGTCGGTAAAGGGCTTGTAACAATGGCAAAGGTTACCGGTGCAGCCGTTACGGCGGCGGGGGCGGTAGCTGCTGCGGTCAGCAAATCCAGCCTGGATGCTTATGGAGACTATGAGCAGCTTGTTGGTGGTGTGGAAACGCTGTTCAAGGACAGTGCCGATATTGTCCAGAAATATGCTGCTGATGCCTATAAAACCGCTGGTATTAGTGCCAACGACTACATGGAACAGGCAACCAGTTTTTCGGCCAGTTTGCTGCAAAGCCTGAACGGAGATACTGCGGCGGCGGCTGAAACCACAAACATGGCCATTTCTGACATGGCTGATAATGCAAATAAGATGGGTACGTCCCTGGATTCCATCCAGAACGCCTATCAGGGTTTTGCAAAGCAGAACTATACCATGCTGGATAACCTGAAACTGGGTTATGGCGGCACAAAGGAAGAAATGGAACGTCTGCTGTCCGATGCCCAGAAGCTTACCGGCGTAAAATACGACATTGCCAATCTGGACGATGTGTATAAGGCCATCCATGCCATTCAGGAAGAAATGGACATTACCGGAACCACCGCAAAAGAGGCTTCTACCACCATTCAGGGCAGTATTGGCATGACTAAGGCAGCGTGGAAGAATCTACTTGTCGGCTTTGCGGATGGGAACCAGGATATGGACAAGCTAGTTGACAATCTTGTAACCAGTGCCACAACGGCAGCGAACAATATTGTTCCCCGACTTTCCAAAATTTTTGGTGGGCTGTCCACGGCATTGGAAAAGATTATGCCTGTAATCTCCGAACAGCTTCCCGGTCTGCTGAATCAGCTGCTTCCCGGTATTATTTCCGGTGCAGTTTCGCTTGTCACGGGGCTGATTAAAGCCCTGCCCACAATTTTACAAATTCTGATTGAGCAGTTGCCGACTATCCTAACAGAAATTGGTGCGGCGTTGGTCGAGGTTTTCCCAATTTTGCTTCAGACCGTGAAAGACCTGTTCGGCCAAATTTGGGACTATATCGCCGTGGAACTGCTTGGGACCAGTGCGGATTTCGATTCCACTTTTGCGAAAATTGAAGAAATTTTCTCTGCGGCGTGGGAAGTCCTACAAACCATATGGGACAGTATCGGCCAGCCTATCTGGGACATGATCCAAAATTGCATCGGCATGGTAAAAGACGCTTTTGCGGAACGGATGCCGGAAATCCAGGAGTTTGTTTCTACTTGCTTCTCTGATATTGGCACATTCTGGAACGAGAATCTGAAACCGTGCTTTGATGCAATCAAGAATTTCATTGAAAACGTGCTTGCTCCCGCTTTTGAATGGGTGTTCGATAAAATCATCGGCCCAGTCATTGATTCTACATTTAAGTTCATCAAAGACTTGTGGAATAACAGCCTAAAACCCATTTTTACCGGGATTACAGACTTTATTACCGGCATTTTTACGCTGAACTTCAAGCAAGCGTTTGAGGGCATTGTAAAAATCGTAGAAGGAATCTGGAACGGGATTGTAGCAGCAGTAAAGCGTCCAATCAATACCGTCATCGGGATTATCAACAAATTTATTGGCGGCTTGAATACCCTGAAAATCCCGGACTGGGTTCCCGGCCTTGGTGGCAAGGGTATCAACATCCCGACTATTCCCCTTCTGGCAGAAGGCGGCGTTCTGGAAAAAGGCCAGACCGGCTTCCTGGAAGGCAACGGCGCTGAAGCTGTGGTTCCGCTGCACCAGAACAAAAAGTGGATTCACGCCGTGGCAGAGGACATGGACAACGCTATGGGCGGCTCCGGTTCCGCTGTGGTGGCGGTCCTTCAGGACATTCTGGACCAGCTGATTGTTATTTCCGGCATGGGTATCACGCTGGACACCGGTGCGCTGGTTGGCGCTCTGGCAAATCCTATGGACGTGCGGCTGGGTAAAATCCGGGCGCAGAAAGCGAGGTCGTAATGCTGATAGATACTTATTTCGGAGACATTCATTCTAGGACGGATTTGCACCTTGTCCCGGAAAGTATTCAAATTGACCCCGCAGAGCCGAAGAAAAACCTTGTGGAAATCCCGTATGGGAACGGCTCTGTGGACTTGACCGAGGCCCTGGGCCTTGTGACCTTCAACGGCCGGAAAATCACATGGGTTTTCTCCCTTTTCCCCGGCGATGACTGGGTAGAAAAGCGCAGTGAGGTCAGCAACGCCCTGAACGGAAAGCGACTGCATATCACCCCGGACGATGATCCGGGGTGGTACTATGATGGGCGTATCACGGTATCCGGGCATAAAAGTGATAAGTTGTACCACCAAATCACCGTAGAAGCCACCTGCGCCCCGTATAAGCGCAGAGACCAGGAAACGGTGGTAACCAAGAGCATCAGCACGGAATTCACGGCGATTTCCTGCCAGATTGGGGCCATGCCTCTTGTGCCGAAAATTACCGTGAGCCAAGACACAACGCTGCAATGGGGCGATTACAGCATTTCCGTTTCTGATGGGAGCCACCTTCTTCCGGCCCTGCTGATGCAGGGTGACCAGGTGATCCAGGCGAAAACCACAGAAGGAACCGGAACCATTACCATCTCATGGCGGGAGGGATCGCTGTGATTGTACAAGTCTACGCTGACAATGCCCTTGTATATGACAACCGCCTGGAAGGTTACGAACTGCTGGAACTGACGGCCAGTGTGAAAGCGGAAAGCGGCGGCTCTGCCACCATCCAGATACCGCTGACACACCCCGCCTATAGCAAGTTCGTGAGCCTGAAAACGCTGGTGGAAATCTACCGGGACGGGGAACTGATTTTCCGGGGCCGTGCGCTATACCCTTCGGATGACTTTTACGGCAGCAGGACGATCACCTGCGAAAGCGAACGCTGTTTCTTCCAGGATGCCGTCATGAGGCCCTATCTGTACCAGACTGACCCGCAGACTATCTTTGCCGACATTATCCGGATTTACAATGAGCAGGTGGACGAATGGAAGCAGTTTGCCGTTGGCACGGTAACAGTCACGGACGATAACAATTTCGTCCGCATGGAAGCGGAAAATGCCGGGTCTGTTGCGGATGCCATCAACAAACTGGTGGACCGCTGCGGCGGGTATATCGTCTTTGAAACCAATGCGGACGGTATCCGGACCGTGAACTGGTATGCGGAACTGACCCATTACAGCGCCCAGGCCATTGAACTGGGGGAAAATCTGCTGGATTTTGCCCGTGACGATGGGAATACCTCTGACCTGGCCACTGTCCTGGTCCCGTATGGAGCCAGGGACGAAG